CGTTTGCCTTTGTCGCTAACACCTATGCTAACTTACAGGACAATATCATGCCCGCTGTGCAAAACGGTTTGAAGCTGATGGGCATGGTGGAGGGCGTGCACTTCATCAAAGGTGTCCGCCCACCCGAAGCGTGGCGCAGGCGATGCAGTGTGATTGTGGATGATTATCGGCATGCCTATTCGTTTTATAATGGCTGTGTGCTGTTTATGGGTAGTTTGGACAATCCATCGCTGTTGGCAGGTAAATCGGTGATACATTTGTTTTTTGACGAGGCGAAATATGCTCGTGAGAGCAAGGTGAATCGCGCGATGCCTATCCTGCGTGGTGACGCTATCAGTTATGGTCGCTCACACCTATTCCTAGGCATCACTATAACGACCGATATGCCCGATATCAACGAGGGTGAGGATGATTGGTACTTTCGTTATGCGAGTGAGATGGACCCCGACCGCATAGTGAAGATTTGTCAAGCCGCTAGTGTGCGCAATGACTTGCTGATTGCTTTGACGAATGAGTTGCGCCGTCCCCATCAAGACAGCACCAAAATCAAACGATTGGGCAAGCAGGTGAAATATTATGACAATGCGCTACTGAAGCTGCGCAAGGGACAGACGTTCTTTATCAACACCAGTTCGCTGATCAATGTGGACATCCTAACGGTGGAATATATTGAGCGATTGTATAATGGCACACTGGAGCTACATGAGTTCTTGAAGAGCGTGGTGGGTATGCGTCCAGGATTGCGCAAGGATTTGCGTTTTTATGCCCGTTGGGGTGAGCAGCACAAGTATATGGACGGCACAGTCAGTGGCGAAGCGGCATATTACAGCCGAGAGCTACGCTATCTGGATGCTGAGCGTCCGTTGGATGGAGGCGTGGATTTCGGCAATATGCTGAGTCTGGTGGTGGCACAGAGCGACCGTGGCTGTTATAGAGTACACAAGTCATTGTACCAGATACCCCCTGGATGGTTTCGAGAGCTTGCCGATGAGTTTCTGGAGTTTTTCCAGAGCCAGGTCAAGCGTGAGTTGAATCTTTACTATGACCGTGCTGGTAACAACTATCAACGGCAAGGTCAGGATTTTGCCAGTGCACTAAAGGATGCGATTGAAAAAGATGGATCAGGCCATCGCACAGGTTGGGTGGTGAACTTGATGAGCCGTCGTCAAGCGACAATCAAGCAGGCAGCGGAGTATAACTTCATGCAAGAGTTGATGTCTGGAGAGAATAAAGGCTTGCCTCGCTTGCTGGTGGATGCGGTGAACTGTCGTGAGTTGGTAAGCAGCATCGAGGGAGCGAAAGCAGAGGTGCGCTATCGTGCCAATGTGAAGGTGGTGGCGAAAGTGAAGAAGAGTGAGCGATTGGAGCCACGCAAGCTACCGATGCTCTCAACGAACATGAGCGATGCCTTCAAGTACCTGATGATGCGCCGTGATTGGCTCAAACAACTGCATGGCACATCGAGGAATGTCCCTGTCGATCCGTTTGTGGATGCTTGGATGGCAGAACGGTGAGCTAGCTATGAAAACTCGCTAAATATAGCAAAGTATTTAAATGTATTAAACTATTTTAAGGTTTGGGAGTCTAATAAATAACGAGGAGGAACAGCGATGAGCAAGGCTAAAATAAATCCATACGATAATGTGTTGGCATTATGCTATCTGGCTGCTATTATAACTGCCATTATTGTTGGTTTTGCGACTGAATGGAGCGCATGGTTCCTTGTTTGTATCATGTTTTGCCCCGCATTGTTTCGTCTTGTAGCACTGTGCGTGAGCAAGCGTTATAGGACATGGTGCGAGGAGCAAGAAGAGCAAGAGCGTGCAGAGGCTATACGATTGAAGGAGCAGATGGATGTGGACTTAGAGCATATCAAGCTCACGGAAGATGATTATAAAACAACAATTCATTTGGGCCCATTTGACTCTCCACCGCCTCCTGATTCAATACTGCATGAGTTTTATAAATATGTTGAAGATTAAAAAGACTCCAGTAAAGAGTCTTTTTTTGTGTCTTTTTGATTGAAATCTGATAGATTTAATTTTGCCATAAAAATTGAAGATTTATGGCACAACACTTATCATCAGATTACATTGAGTGGGTTCTAAAGCTGAATGCGACACAAGCTCAGCAGGAGATTCATGAGATAAAAGAAGATAGCAAACGCTTGGAGGCGGAACAAAAACGGCTTAGCAAATCATTGAGTGATTTGGAAAAGCTGGGATTGAGAAATAGCGAAACGTGGAAAGAACTAAGCAAAGAGTACGAAAAAAATAGTCAGAATTTAAGCCTGAATAAATTAAAAATTAATGAACTGACTAAACGCCTTGATCTAAACAGCATGACTGTCGCGCAGTTGTCCAAGCGACTGAAGGACTTGAAGCGTGAGTTCAGGGATACATCCAGGGCTACAGAGCCAGAGCGATATAAGGAGTTACAGCGATCAATCGGTCAAGTCCAGACTGCTATAGATAGAGCAAATGCATCTACGAGGACATTGCGAGAGACCTTCTTCGATCTGGCAAAGATGAAAAATGTGATGCAAGGTTTCTTTTGGGGGATAGGACAGGGCTTGCTGAACTCGGTAATGGGGGCGCTGCGAGGGTCGGTGAACACCATTATCGAGTTTGAGAAACAGAATTCTAAGCTGGCGAGTATCTTGCAGAGCACCAAGGCTGGCATCAAGGATATGACCGATGAGGCACGACGGCTGGGTGCAACGACGAGCTACACGGCTGCCGAGGTGACGAGCCTACAGATTGAGCTGGCAAAGTTGGGTTTTAACAAGGAGCAAATCAAAGGCATGGAAGAAGCCGTGCTGCGCTTCTCGCTGGCGGTGGATACCGACCTAGCGAGTGCGGCATCACTGGCTGGTGCTACGTTGCGCATCTTTGGCAAGGAGGCGACCGATGCCGAGAGTGTGCTGGCGACATTGGCGATAGGCACGACCAGTAGTGCGCTAGATTTCTCATATCTGGCAACAGCTATGAGCATTGTGGGTCCTGTGGCGAATGCGTTTGGCTTCACGGTTGAAGAAGTAACGGCACTGCTTGGTGGCTTGGCAAATGCAGGATTTGACGCTAGTAGTGCGGCAACTGCCTGTCGCAACATCTTGCTGAATATGGCGGACAGTAGTGGCAAGCTGGCAACGGCACTGGGACGTCCTGTGACCAACCTAGATGACTTGGCAGCAGGTCTGCACAAGCTGAATGATGAGGGCATTGATTTGGCGAAGGCATTGGACTTGACTGATAAGCGTAGTGTGGCAGCGTTCCAAACATTTCTCTCGAATACGGACACGCTGGTGCAGCTGCGCAACGGTGTAACAGGCTGTACCGATGCATTTAATGCGATGTATGACGAGATGAGCGACAACACTTCACAAGCAATAGCCATTTTGTCATCGACAGTGGAAGGGTTGTTCTTGAAATTCTATGAGAGCAAGGGCGCATTTAAATCATTCATTGAGATGCTTTCCCAGCTGGTTCAAGGTATCAGCGATAGTGTGGGGCGGGCTGATTCCCCAATTAATTTGCTTTTCAAGGGTCTTACAGGCATCTTCACAATAGTCGGAAAGGTCCTCAAGGTGATATCGGCATGCTCTAAGGTGATATATGCTGGTGTTGCTGCATGGGTAGCCTATAAGATCGCAATATTGACTGCTAATAAAGCTGCTGGTGCGGGTAAAGCAATACAAAGTGCATATCAGGCCATGCTAGTAAAAGGTCGTGCCATCATCGCTGCTTACTCAGCAAGTACGAAATCAGCTACTGCTGCAACCCAAGCGCTTAGTACGGTGATGAAGACCTCACCATGGGGCGCTATCCTATCAATTATATCGGCTGTTGTCGCTGCTATATGGGCTTTCAGTTCCGCTACCGAGAGCGCTACTGAAGAAGTCGAGAAACTCAAGACTACCCAAGAGCACTTGAATGATGTGCAGCAAGAAGCTAATTCTACCACTGCCGAGCAAATCACCAAGGTTCAGCAGCTAGATGCCATTCTGCATGACAATAACAAGACGTATGATGAGCGCAAAAAGGCGCTAGACGAGTTGAAGAAGATTGTCCCCGAATATCATGCTGAACTCACTGCTGAGGGCAAGTTGATTAACGACAATACCGATGCACTGTCAGGCTACATCACCCAGTTGAAGAATGCTGCCCTGGCACAAGCCTATTTCAATAAGATGGTTGAGCTTCAAGATGAACTCCTTGATGCGAATGAAGATTTGGATAAAAAGCGAAATCGGTATATGGGGATTGAAGTTGACCACAATTTGAAAAGCGAGAAGCGCATGGACCAGTATGGCAACGTCTATGAGTCTAATGATAAACGTGTTCGTGCTGAGCGTAAAGCCAAAGAAGCCTATGAAGCCGCTTGGAAAAAACAACGCCAAATTACAAACAGCATTGATGCTTTACAGGAACGTCTGAATAAGGATACCGAAGTTCGTAGCTATTATACCGAACTCCTTACCGAAAAAACAGATGAAAACACTGATGCTGTGAAAGCCAACAGCGCTGCCGTTGATGAGAACAATAAAAAACGAGGAGGCAAGAACAATAAAAAAGGCGGAGGCAAGAATACACCTAGTGGTAAAGGGGCCCCTGGCGCATACGGAGAGGGCGACAAGGTGGCTGAGGTGGTGAATCCGTTGAAATCGGCACATGAAGAAAAGTTAGCTGCCATTGAGAGTAGTAAGGATGCGCTGACTGAAGCAGAGTATATCATCAAGAAGAACGAGGAAATTATCCGTTATGAGGGTGCGCTGATAAGTGCACTAGAAGAACTGGAAGCGAAGGTGCCAGCAACCGAGCAAAAGACGCTAGACAAGATAGCGCAAAAGCAGGCTGAGGCACAAAAGAACATGGTGGTAGCGGAACAGGCGATAAATGCTGCTCGCGTGACTCAGAGCGAAGAGTACTATGCCAAGCGGATGGTGGCTGTGGATGCGTTTTATCAATCGCAGGAGGATGCGATGACCGAGGCTGTGGCGAAAGGTCAGGTGACAGAAGAAGCAGCCAGCATCTATGGCCTGCTGACAGCGAAGAAGCATCACTCAGAAGAACTGAATGAATTGCAGCGGCATTATGATGCGGTGAAAGATGCCGATTGGTATAGCGTTAGCGAGCGTGTGAAGATACAGGAAAAGCTAAATCAGCAGATGGTAGCGAAGAACCGTGAGTTGTTGAATGATACGGGTGCGATAGCACAGAAGGTGCGTGAGATGACGAACGATGCTGTGGGCATTGAAGGTATGCGTCAGGCACTAGATAAACAGAAAACTGGTGTGGAGACGGCCTATGATGCGATGATTGCGGTAGCACGTGAGGCAGGCATCGAAACAACTGGTCTGGAGCAGGCGAAACTAGATAAATTGCGTGAATTGGATTGGCAGCATGCGGAAGATGTGTATCAGTTGAAAGAGAAGATAGGGGTGACGTGGGCTGATGCCAATGCGCATGAGCTGTCGCAATATAAGCACATGCTCGACCAGAAACTTATCAGTGAGCGCGAGTTTGCACGCAAAAAACGCGAGTTGCTAGTGAATGCCACGAAACAGTACTATGACTACTATAGCGGATTGTCCTCAACGATGTTTAGCGCAATCCAAGAGGCTGAGATTGCTGCAAGTGAGGCGAAGTATGATGTACTGATTAGACAGGCAGAAAATAACGGCAAGGACACGGCTGCTTTGGAAGAAGAAAAGGAAAACGCCAAGCTAGAGATTCAGAAGAAGTATGCTGATGTGGATTTTGCCATCAAGTGTGGTCAGATTATTGCCGACACCGCAGTGGCTATCATGAAAGCATTTGCTCAGTTAGGCCCTATCCCTGGTGCCATTGCAGCAGCGATGCTTGGTGTCACAGGAGCTGCACAGCTGATGCAGGCCAAGGCTGAGCGCGACAAGATTAAGAATCTGTCGCCAAACTCCAGCAACAACACCACGAGCAACACCAGTGCGCAACGTGTGCTGACAGGTTATGCCCAAGGAGGCTACACAGGTGCTGGCGGTCGCTATGAGGTGGCTGGCGTTGTGCATAGGGGAGAGTATGTGGTGCCTCAGCCCATCATGGGCGACCCGCGTGTGGTGGATGCAGTGTCGATGATTGAGGCCATCAGGCGGCATCGCCGTGGTGGCTATATTAGCAACACGTCAATTGGCGATTCAATAGGTTATGCTCAGGGTGGCTATACTAGTGTGGCATCGGCAGGTAGCGGTAGTGGTGTTGGTGTGGCTGATCTGGCGACTGTGGCAGCCGAATTGCGAGCTACCACCGAGGCTATGAAGAATATCCGCTCATACGTGGTCTATCAAGACATCGAGCATGCTGGCGAGGTGCTGACGCAGGCTCGAGCACCATTTACCCGAAAGCGGTGATAGGTTCTTTGTAATGTGATGTAACTGTGTTTAAAAGTAAAGTAAATAATTACGAGAATATCATAGAATAGGAATAAGAGTGATGTGTCTAAAAGAGCAAAGAATGATGTTAATGAAATAAAAAGCAACAATTATCGTTTCTTTATTATAGAAATAAGAATTGTAATGAAAAATAAAACAATAAAATTAAGAGCCTTTAACATTGTCAATGTCAATCAGAGCTTAACAATGCCTGATTTTGCTGTGCTATCTCTTCTTGAGAAAGCATTGAAGCAGAAAATCAAAGTTCAAGATCGTAGGATGAAGTTGAATGAGCAAGATAATGATGAAGATGTGTTGTCATTTTTTGCCTGGCAACAACCATCATATCTTTTTGGTATGATGCTGCGTATTATACCAGCAGAAAACGGAGGCGTAATACCTGATGCGTTGTTCGATCGAGAGATTCTTAAAATAAATGATCTTAAAATAGGAAACGTTGGAGAAAGGCAATATAAAGATCACTACTACTTTGCCTTAAACAATAATTTCTTGGTTACTAATCTTCCAGGAACATACAGCATTGATAGATTTCAAACTTATATCAACTGGCTTCTTAGTGATGTGAGGGGTGATAATTATTTTGAAGCGAACCCATTGACAACTATCCCCGAAGGAGTCAAAGTGTCGGATATTAGTAGCATTGAGTTTGGCGGGGTCAAGGTTAGCACAAATATGTCACCGAGTAATGAAGGGAGGACATTCACTAAAATAACGGAGATTGCAAGAGAATGTTTAAAATCATTGATGAGCGACACAGCACTTCTTGAGAATATTCAGGAGGAAGATTTAGTGTCAGCTAAATTATTGCTAAAAATTAAAGCTAAACCAGAGTCAATGGCTGAAGATGATTATAAAAAAATCATGAGTGCGATGACACGTCAAATAACCAACGACAGCGGTATCTCGATAGTAACGAAAGATAAAAAAAGATATGACGGTAGGGCAATAAAAGTTGTAAAAGAGGTAAATGTAGAGATGACGAAAGGTGGTCGAATTGTTGAAGAGCAATTGAAACAAAAAATGGAGTCTTTCTTGCGAGAATTGAATGCACAAAAAGACAATGGCTAAGTTCAAAAATCTGATATTAAGACTGATATTCGCAGGAGTTCTATCTGTGATTTTGTCTTCGTTTGATGTGAGAGCAAATGTTGGTCTCACTCAGACGTTATTTACTATTCTTGGCATTGTATTTTCAATAGCGATGAGTTTGCTCGTTTCGTTCAACCTTTCGCAGATATTAAATAAACGTATAAGGCTAAAAATCAGGCAGGCAATAAGCACTTCGATGCGAATGTTAGTTATCGATTTTATTGTATCCTGTGTGATTTTTGCTTTGGCTTTGATTATAAGCTGTTCTCCAATAAATATTTGGCATTTTAAATTTGATATTTCTATATTTGGGATGTGTGTTATTTCCATCTCTCTTTTATATGAAGTCTATAATTTTAGGCGTATTCACCAATTGAATGTTGAAATAGAGGAACAAGTTTTAAAAGAGATAGCAAGTAAATAATTAACTGGCGAGGGAGCGAGCTTCACCCTGGTGAGCCTTGCTGCATCGCTAGCAGGTTTCTGCACCTGGTTTGCCTTATCGCAGGAGGAAGGAGGGGGTGAGTCATGAGAGCCCTCTGTTTTGGGATGACAACCACCAACTTCCGCTGCTAACGTCGAAAAGCCCCTGCACCTCATGGTGTGGGGGCTGCTGTTTATAGCAGGCTATTAAATACCTGGATGCCTCGCTCGCGGTTCTCTTGGGTGATGTGGGCATAGACCATCGTCATCGCGATGTTGCTATGTCCAAGAATATTTGATAGCGTGGCAAGGTCGCCCTCGTTCTTCTTATAATACAATGTGGCAAACGTGTGTCTGGCAGCTTTGGCACTGATGCTTTTGTCAACATTGGCCATGACGGCAATCTGTTTTAGGGTGTGATTGATTTTCTGGTCGCTGGGTAGTGATGTGATCAGTGTGCCTTGCGTGCGGTCTCCACGATAAAAGTCAATCAATTTTTGTGCGGCTGCAGAAATAGGGATAGCGACAGGCAGATGGGTTTTCTTGCGAACATAGTGGATTTCTCCAGCATAGATTTGTTTAATGGTCAATGCGCGTGCGTCACCAATGTGGAGCGAGGTGAAGCACATGAACAAGAAAAACCGCAACACAGTTTGCTCAGCATCCGATAATGTGTCGGATTTGTAGAGCTTGATGATTCGCCCTAATTCCTCTTCGGTGAGGAACATGATATTGGGTTTGCTCTTGCGAATGCGGTAGTCATCAAAAGGGTTGCATGCCAGTAGCCCAGCTCGTTTGGCTGCCAGCACATAAGTCTTGATGATTTTCAAATTCTTGGATATAGTATTCTCGCAATTCCCAATTTTGCGCAGATGTGCTTCGTAGTTGCGAATGAATGTAGTGGTTAAATCGCTGAACTCAATAGCTGATTTATACGTGTCTAGTTTCTTCAACACCGAGCGATGCCCTTTGATGGTGTTAAAGCTGAGTGCCTTGAACAGTCCCCTCAAATGCTGGTGTGCAAATTCTTTGAACGTCTGCGTGCTGCCGATAGTCACACGCTTATACAACTCAAAGAACCGTTTCTTGGTTAAAATCTCACCAGAGAGTCGTGCCCTAACGAACACATCGCTAACACGCGCCTTGGTGTTATTGATAATTAAATTCTGGTCTGCAACTTCGGCAGAGCGTCCTTTAACAACACCATTCTTCTCATCCCATTCCTTTTGAGAAACGGAGATGTTGAGTGGCATGCGGATTTTTTTCCGTTGGATGTAAAACACTACGTAGAGGGCAGCTTTGCCGTCTTTACGTTCTTCGCCTCGTCTTTTGATGCTAATCGTTGTCATTTCTTCGTGCCTTTTTTGCGCCGACATAGCCCCGTTTGACGGTTTTGTGCCGACAAAATTAACGTTTATTAGCATTGATTATGCGAAGTGAAAATACTGATAAACAGTACTTTAATTTAAAATGTCAAAAGCGGTTTTCACTACTTTTGACATCTAAGTGGTACCTGCGGGAGTCGAACCAGCGACACGCGGATTTTCAGTCCACTGCTCTACCACTGAGCTAAGGTACCATCGCGAAATGCGACTGCAAAGGTAGGCCAAAGTTTTGAACCTCGCAAATTTTTTGGAATTTTTTTTGCAATTTCTGCAAATGTGTAGAGTTGTTGTAGAGTCCAACAGCAAATGCAACTGATAATCCTGAGGGTTTTCGCTCAGGTCCTTCCACGCCTTGGGAACCCTTCTTACCTTCTGATTCAAGACGGGCCATCTCTTGACGAGCTGCCTGTTCGGTTTTTGCTTTGTTTTTCTTAGTCAATTTGTGAATCTCTTTTTGAGCCTGTGTCGCATTCAGTTTCAGCTCCCATTCAATAGAATTTGGTAATAATTTTCGTGCCATAAATCTTCATTTTTTATGGCAAAATTATAGGGTAAACTTTTTGTTACAAAAGACGAATAAAAAAGCACCAGTTGAGAGATGCTAAAATAATTAAAAAAATGATGATGAGTTGTCGAAAGGAATCCATCCAGTTGGAGAATCTGGCGGATTTTCTAGGTCTCTCATGTATTTTTTAAACTCCTTATTGAAGTCACGTTCAACCTCTTTGCCATGCAATTCCAAAAAATTCTCATTTAAGGCTCGTAATTCTGCACGCTCTTGCTCTTCTTGCTCCTCGCACCATGTCCTATAACGCTTGCTCACACACAGTGCTACAAGACGAAACAATGCGGGGCAAAACATGATACAAACAAGGAACCATGCGCTCCATTCAGTCGCAAAACCAACAATAATGGCAGTTATGATAGCAGCCAGATAGCATAATGCCAACACATTATCGTATGGATTTATTTTAGCCTTGCTCATCGCTGTTCCTCCTCGCTATCTATTAGACTCCCAAACCTTAAAATAGTTTAATTTTTGGCAATTTCAGTAGTTCAGCATATCTCTTTTGCATACGATGTGTAGCGATCATTGGATGTTGCTTGTCGGTTCCTACGATTTAGCGGTTTCATAAATTTTTTCCAAATAAGCAACTTATTTCTGGGCAGTATGTCTTATCTTTACAAAATCGAACAAATAAGCAATAAAAAATATGCTTATTTTTGCAAAATTTGTATTTTAGCATTTAACAGCAAAGGTAAAATTAGGTAGAAGCAAATGGTTGCTTTTGCAGTCAAATAGAATAAATTAATTGCATAAAAACATGTTACGGATAGAGAGAATCACCAAGCAGAGTGCAACCTATCGGCAAATGTTAGCCTTGTATGAAGACGCTTTTCCACGCAACGAGCGCATCTCTCTGAATGAACTATTAGATGGCGATGCTCAAGCGGGTGAAACGTTGGCATTCTTTGATGACAACACGTTTGTGGGATTTGCCTGTGTGCTCAACAGCGAGGTGCCTATTTCACACATCATCTTCTTGGCAGTGGACCCTAACTTGCGTGACCATGGTTATGGTAGCCAGATTTTACAGGCCATTCATGTCTATAAGGCTCATCGCAAAATCATAGTAGATATTGAGAGAGAAGATGAGCATGC